CATCCATTTTTCTGCCAGCGCTAATTCATCAACAACGCCAACATTAAACCAAACCATATTTTCAAGTTCCCGCAGGACGTACACTGTCATTAAGATACTCCCTTAAGTCATTGGGGAAGTGTGTAACGAGTGGATCAAACTCTTCGCCAGCCACGAATTTGTGACCCACGAGGTAGCAATAACCGTACCTACCGTCAGTGCCGTCTAGTGAAACAACGGCACGGCGTTTCTTATCTTCACTGGTCCACTCGTAAATGATTTCTAAATAATCTTCGTCCCACCAAACATCTGGTTGCCATTTTAGGTCAACCAGATGTTTTTCGAAGTGATATCGTTCCACGTCTAAAGGCGTATCTAAATTATCCACTAATGGCACCATTCCGCTTTGTGAAGACCATAATCTTCTGTGATCCTATCGAGGTGGAGATCATGAACAATTTCGTCCATAAATTTAACGTCCACTTCAGGTGGCAAATCAGATACTAACATTAATTTTTCCAATTTGTCAAGATTATCTTCTAACATTGAAGCGATTTCTTTATAAGGATGCTCCCCTCTTTTGATTGTTAGAAGTTCAGCAGCGTTGTGACGCGGAAACGTAATCGTATTGAACTGAAGTAACTCCATGGCCTGCTCAGAGACCCGTATGGCGTGATACAGTGCTTTCCAGTCCACACCCTCATTCTGTTCCGCAGCGAGCGCCCTAGAGCCGTATTCATCAAAGCTGCGCTTGTAGATCGCGTGAGCTTCTTTCAGAGCAATGGTGTAGCCAACTTTACGATTTCCGTTGAACCTTTAGCCACAGGCATCTCAACGAATTGGGAATGCTCATTGACTACGATGAAACGCTCAAGCTCTTCATGGAACATGGGAACGTCTTTGATCTTGGTGTTAGCGCCGTAACTCGCGACCCAAAATGAGAACAGGTCCGTCGCGTTACGGGCCGTAGCGACACGCGAACCTCGAATCCCGTAGCGGTTTGACTGCGTCCTGATATAGCCTACAAAGCCCTTAATATCGCGAGCCACAAGCTTGTGGCGATTAGGGATGATCAGGTCTTTCCATTCCGAGGAAACGGTAATAGCTTTGTCGAAAGGAACATGAAGCAACTCTTGGGCCACCATATCGCCCTTCTTCAGCATGTCGAAGAACTTCAGGAGAGAGAAACTTTCGTCGTCTACATCTTCTTTAGTGTTCTTCGTCTTATCACTACCGGTTGAATTGGAGATAACACGAGCCGTATCTTGCATAATCAAATCGCGAGCTTCCGGAACGTGAACGCCCTTATAATCAGTGTCGCTTTCAGGAGTGCGCGTCCCGTAAAGCGATGAGCCAAATTCAAGACGAATCAATTGTTTCACTTTTTTACTCCTCGTATCTAACTTCGTACCTGAGATAAGTGCCAGCGGGATAAACTGCTTTGTCGTACTTGTCAGCGCCCCACTGCGCTTCTTTGTAGAAATTGTATTCAACTGTCAATCGTCCTTCAAAATCTAAGAATGATGATATATTCTTATGGACGATGACGGTTGCGGTGGGTCTATCCACCCATACGTAAACATTTCTTTTCTTCGTCATTTAAATGTGCCGTTTCTGTGATAGTATATGTCAGCATATGAGTTTTTTCGTTATAAACAAAGTCAAGCCGTGGCCTTATAAATTTGGCAGAGGCCCTAAGTATCTGCTTTCTCAACTCATCCCTAATAGAAAAATGAAGGCGACTTTCGCCGCCTTCATCTTCAATCTTATAGTCCGAGAACATTTTACTGAAGCTTCTTGGTCGAGCGGACCAAATTCTTCACGTCGGGGATCGAGAGACCTACTTCGCCAAAGGCATCGGGATTTGCTGTGGACCAAGCCGAAGAGATAACGATTTCAGCTGCAACGCCCATGGTAGGCACATCTTTACGACCGAACGTACCAGAAGGCATAAGCTTGCCATAAGAGCTATAAGGCATCACGACGTTGGACCAAACAGACTGCTTCACGCCATTCGAGTCTGTGTATTCCGCGTCATTGAAGTCCTTATCTTCTACCGGTACAATGACCAGAGATTCAGCGAACCTCGAAGCATCACCAGTCACGAACTTACCACCCGGAGCACCGGTATATGCGAGACAAGCTCCCTTACCGCCATTCAGCTTAATCAAAGCAGCTGCGCCGCCTTCATTGCTGATAGGGACTTCCTTGTAATCCGCGCCGCCATTTTCAATGTCAGACGCGATCAGACCGCGAAGTGAAACATCGGAACCGGAACCTCGCCCGCCAGAATAAACAAGAGTACCCTTGTTCAGATCGGAGAACTGTGACACACCAGACTTTCGATTGCAGATCAAGTGGAAATACTCAGTGTAGAGACTATTTTCCAGCACGATCAGATCGAGCGCATTCGGATTTTCCTTACCGTAGAGGTAAAGACTATCGCTCTGCGCCGCCGCTGCGTCACAATCACCACTTGCGATCTTCTGAAGGTTTTCCATCGAGCCAGCGGTGTTGACATTAACAACATCAACCGTGCCAGCAAGTTGCTGCTTCAGAACTTCAGCGGTGAAGTCGTAAACCCCACCCTTTGCACCGGAGCAGAACTTCAGCGTCGGTGCGTCCTGAGCCATTGCAACGCCAGCCATTGCCGCCAGAGCGAGAGCGGCACCCATAATCATCTTCTTAAACATATTTTTCTCCTTTTGAATGTTGCGGAATTTGTTTTCGCAACACTGATATAGCGGTTGTCGTTTTAGTTGTCAACAGGGATGACGTAATTAATTTGCCCTAATTTATCTAAAATCCTTACACGTTCAATAATGTAGTGCGCAACGATTTCTCTCAACCATTCACCAGCGATTGAATAAGTGTGTCCATCTTCGGCAGAAATATCTTCCAACTTAATTTCAGCAGCCGCCGCACCGAGCCTCAAATCATTGGCACCATAAATGACGTTCCAATACAAAAGCTTAGCGGCGCGGCGAACGCATCCAACCTCTTCCGCGAGCGAGCCATAGAAATCAAAATCCTTGTCCCAATCAACCCACGTCTTATCATATCTTCTAAATTTCATCAGCTGTATTCCATCAAACCTTCTTCTTCAAGCGCATCCCTGAATTCAAGGATTAGGTGAATCGCTTCATTCACGCGGGCCGCATCTTTAGCTTCCAGCAAATTCTGAGGCTCGATATAACCACCATCGAATAGATCGTAGAAAAATTCTGATGTGATAATCGGTTCAGCGTTTGTCTTGAACTTCATTTTCTTTAACTTCCTCTGCTTTGAAAAGTTCATCTGGATAACAGCATGCCGTGAAATGTAGAACCGGCATCCTATGACATATACAATTGCACTCGCTTCTTTTTCTATTCATCTTTAACTTCCAATATCCATTTGTGATGCTCCAAGTCTTCGTTGAAATATAGTTTTTCTGACCGTGACGGAGCATATTGTAACAAGTCAATTTTATTGATGGTTAGCGTTCCGCCATTTCTCTTCGCCAAAATGAAAATAAGAATTTTAAATACTTCGTTGTCTGTCATTTCTTCCTATCCAATGCGGCGTGAATCATTTCTAATTTCTCTAACACGATTTCCATCAAGCGTTCTTCCAGCGAACCAGAGACGATGAGGTAGTGAATCAGAGCGTGTGCGGTTTGACCTATTCTGTGAATCCTATCTTCGCCCTGCTCCAACAGTGCAGGGACGAAACACAATTCGCCCATGACCAAGTTCCATGCCTCAGTTAATGTGATCCCCACGCCAGCGGCATTAATATTGCCGACGAAGACGCGGCAATCAGGATCGTTCTGGAAACGTTCGACCGAAGCGTTCTTTTCTTTATCACTCATGCCGCCAATGAACTTGACGCTACCTTCGAACGCGTCTGCGATCCGGTGAGCCACAGTTCTATGCACCACGAGGACAACGACTTTCTCTCCACTCTCCAACAACGACCTAATATATTCGATCATCATTGGAAGTTTGGCTAAGCCAATTTCTTCTCTGGCATTTGCGATGGCTTCGAAGTGGGTCGCTTCATAATTATCGAAGTCTTCCACATCATCAAAGTTTTTAGTTCTTTCATGAATGTTATCAATTAGTTGCCTAAGTTGGGCATCCGTCATTTCCTCATAATCCGCTTCGGTTTTTTCACCATTGAGGATCATAAGATTTTTCAAATTGTCTGAAAAGATTTGCTTTTCCTTCTTGACAATTCTAGAAAGGCCGTCTTGCGGAAGCGTGATGATTTGCCTGCGTTTCGGCGGCAACTCTTTCAGCACGTCGTTTTTGTGACGGCGAATCATAAACGTGGAGCGGAGAAGTTCTTGAAACTCTTCCAAATTATCTGTGCCAGTTGTATCCCAATGTCCCCAAGGGGTTTCGAACGCGGCGCAGAACTTTTTGATAAACTTTACATAATTACCAAAAACATTTTCAAAGCCAAACGATGAAATGACGCAGAACATATCGAGCGGCTTGTTCAGAATAGGGGTGCCGGTCAGGAAGATTCTCTTGATAGCTTCGATGGCGCTGATTTTATCTTTGCGGCGCTTTCCCTCGTAGCCAATGACTTGCTTAGTCTTTCGTGCTTCTTTATTTTTTAGAACGTGTGCCTCGTCACAGACCAGAACGTCCCACTTGCGCGATCTTACTTCGTCATGAAACTGTTCCAACATATCGTAATTAATAATTACAATATTTTCGTCGGGCCAAATGTATTCAGTGGTAGATTTCTTCGTGCCTTCAGCATCAATAATGATTTTAGGTTTAGTATGAGTGGTGCCAATGGTCAGTCCTAGTTCAGGCCTGACCCATTTCTTCGCCTCTTTTGCCCAATTGATTTTTAGCGAGGCTGGAACAACGAGCAGAACGTTTTTGACGTTCTCTAAATTATTAATTACGCCAAGGGCTTGAACCGTCTTACCGAGCCCCGGCGAATCAGCGATCAATGTATCAGGTCGTTCCATAGCAAACGCAATACCGGCGCGCTGGAACGGGAGGTAGTTCAGGCCTTCGGGCGAGAGAAGGT